GCAAAACTCGACACAACATCAAACCAGGCAAAAATCGCATTGAACCAGGTCAAGAATTCGGCGATCGAACTCGGATCGACAATCCTTGAAATGGTTATGCCTTATATTTCGCAGATTATAGACAAAATAAAAGAAGTAACAACATGGTTCAAGAACCTGGACGAAGGACAGAAGAAACAGATCGTCAAGATCGGCGCCATTGTGGCAGCATTAGGCCCGGCGCTATTACTGGGCGGGAAAGTTGTTTCGACGGTCGGAAAGATCACGACCGGGGTCGGCGGAATGATTACGAAGATCGGCGGCCTTATGGCCAAACTCGGCGGCCTTCCGGGAATCCTTTCCGCGATTGCTTCCCCTGTCGGAATCGTAGTCGCTGCAATAGCGGCCCTGATTGCGATATTCGTCCATTTATACAATACAAACGACGAATTCCGCGCACACGTCCAGGAGACAGTCGGAAAGCTGAAGGAAGCCTTCACGCAGATGATCGAGAAGATCAAACCGATCCTTGAACAGCTAAAGCAAGCCTTCGAAAATCTGTTGACGGCCCTTGAACCCGTCTTCGAATTCATAATCACATATATCGGCGCCTTCGTGAATGGCGTCATAAATGCAGCAGGCCCGATAATTTCGGCAATAACAAACGTCATCAACTTCGTGACGAACGTCGTTCAGGCTTTCGTCGCATTATTCCAGGGCGATTTCGACGGATTCTTATCCTACATTCAAGCCGCCCTTCAAAATGCGATTGACTTTGTATCGAATATCATTCAGGCGTGGATCGCGTTTATCGTCGGATTCTTCGAGGGATTCGGCGTCGATATTCAGGCGGTATTCGCTTCAATATGGGCCGGAATCCAGGGCGTCTTTGCAGACGTGACAGCCTGGTTTTCAAATCTGTTTATGACAGCATATAACGGAATCGTGGCCGTATTTACTCCGATCGGACAATGGTTCGGGGCAAGGTGGCAGGATATACAAATGGTATTTTCTGTCGTGACTTCCTTCTTCTCGACAACCTTCAACAATGCCGTTTCGGCCATAAAGAACGCCTTCAACGCGATTCCTTCGTTCTTCTCGGGAATATGGCAAAGAATATTATCATTATTCACGGGAGCCGGGCAGAAAGTCGCCGAAGCATTTTCGGGCGCCTTCAAGTCTGCGATCAACAGCGTATTCGGAACGATTGAAAACATCGTGAACGGATTCGTCGACGCAATCAACGGAATAATCGGAATTATCAACGAGATTCCCGGCGTATCGATCGGATCCCTTTCGAGATTATCGCTTCCACGCCTGGCAAAGGGTGGCGTCTTAAAACAAGGAACTGCGATCGTCGCAGAAGCAGGCCCGGAACTTATCACCCAGGTCGGCGGAAAGACAATCGTCACACCGCTTTCAGGAGTAACGAAGAACACGCCTGCGGCAGCAGGACAGACAACAGGCGGATTCTATCAGACGAACTACTACCAGTCGCCGAAGGCCCTTTCGCCTTACGAAGCCGCAAGGCAGACAAGAATCGCAACGCAGAACATGATCCTGCGCTTGCAGAAAGGATAATTGATATATGTCGCGAATTATCACTTGCAGAAATGAAAATGACGTATCAGTCGCCTTCAGCTATGACGAAGACGCTATGTTCTTTTTACACAAGATCGACGGTATTACCACAGTAAAAAAGAAGGTCGCAACTTCAGAAAATACGATGACAGACGGATCCACGAAACAGGGGTCCGTCACAACGCAGAAGAACATTGTTATCACGGCAGAAATCGACGCGAACACTTCTGAAGAACATCAAAGAAGAAGGGATCTTCTTTATTCCTGTTTTGCAACAGACGGAACAATGACCGTCGAAGAAGGAAAGATCCGACGCGTCGTCGATTACACGGTCGAAGATATCGACGTGGATCCCGACGGCGGCCCGGAGAGATACGCGACAATATCCTTGATATGCTGCGATCCCATGTTCAAGGACGAACAGGACACAGTCGTAACAATGGCCGGGTGGGAATCAGGCTTCGAATATATCCATGAATGGATAGAAGAAGGCGAAGAATACGGCAGCAGGACAGCGGAGATCACAAAGACGATCGAAAACGATTCGGCTGTCGCATATATCGGAATGGAAATCACGATCGCCGCGACTGGTAATATTACGAATCCCGCGATCTACCATATCGAAGAAGAAGAACATATTCAGATCGGAACGGAAGTGAACCCGTTCTATATGCAGTCGGGGGACAAATTAAAGATCACAACCGGGACAAATGAAAAAGACGTGATTCTGATCCGCGCAGGCGAAGAGATCAACGTCAACGAATACCTGGACGAACAGTCCGAATTCATTCAATTGATCCACGGAAAAAACACTTTGACATATGCGGCAGACGTAGGCCGTGATTATATGGACGTCGAAATCCGCTATCGTCAAAGATATTTAGGAGTGTAAGCGAATGGAAGTCAGAGTATATCGGCCGGATCTTCGGCGTATCGGACAAATTGAAAATCAGACGTCGATTCAATGGACCAGGCGATATTTTGCACCGGGAGAAATGGAAATTCACGCGCCGATCACTCCGAAGAACCTTGAATTATTAGTGAAGGACAACGTCGTAAGCCTTCCGGGGGCAGCAGAAGCGGCCATAATCGAAGATATCGAAAAAGAAGAATCGGATATCAAGAATGAAATCACTATCAAAGGACGCTTCCTGTCGGCCTATATGGACCGCCGAACGATAAAGACCGTATTCAACTACAACGGACGAATTGAAGCGGCTATTCGGGCGATTTACGGCGTTTGTGTACCGATCCCCCTTGTGGAGTTCGGAGAAGACAGCGGATCCGAAGGGACGATCGAATTTCAAGCGTCATATAAGAACCTGAATATCATCGTCGAGAAGTTGGCCCGTCAAGGCCTTTTAGGTGTAAGATTCCGCCCGGATTTCTACAACAGACGGATCATATTTGAAACATACCAGGGAAAGGACCGTTCAATGTCCCAGGGCGTGAACGGCCGCGTCACATTCTCGGAAAGCTATAACAACCTTACGAACGCGATCTATAAATATAACAGCCAGTTATACAAAACAAAAGCGATCGTCGGGGGCGAGGGCGAAGGATTATCCCGTGTCATTGTTGAAGTAGGCGAAGGCGAAGGCCTGGATCTCCGGGAAATGTTCGTCGACGCCAGGGACCTTTCTTCAGACGGACTGACAGCGGAACAATATCGCGCCGCCTTGCAGCAGAGAGGACGCGAAGCATTAACGGAAGCGGCAATCGCTGAATCGCTCGAAGCGGAAGTCGATCCGAATATCAATTTCACTTATAAAACAGACTGGGATCTAGGCGACATTGTATCGGTCAAAAAGAAGAAATGGGGCCTTTACATGGATCAAAGAGTAACAGAAGCAAAGGAAGTCTACGAATACGGCGGCGGTTATGTCGTCCCGACCTTCGGTTCGCCACTTCCTGAAACAATCGATTGGAGTGATAAGTAAATGGCAAACGAAAACGAAAATCAGGTAAACAATCACGCGTATTTCTACAACTCACAGAACGGGGATCGCAAGTATAACGCCGACGGTCATTCCGACTTCATGTCGCCATTTTTCGCGCCTGGCGTATTCGAAGGATCCCTTCAGGTAACAGCAAACAACAATATGACCGTAACAATCGCGCCCGGTTATGCGTGGGTCCCTATATCAGGATCTACGGTCAAAAGGCTTCGCCATTTCACGGAGCCGATCACGATCGACATTGAAACGGCTTCAGGAACCCTTGACCGTATCGATACGATCGTCATTAGAAGAGACGACACGGAGCGCGACGTCATAGCAGCATACACGAAGGGAAGTCTTTCTTCAGAACCCGTTCCGACGGCGCCCACAAGATCCGGCGCGACTTATGAACTTGTAATCGCGCAGATCAGCGTTCCGGCCGGAACAGTCAGAATCGATCAGTCCATGATTACAGATACAAGAATGGATCCCGATCTTTGCGGCTATGTCTGCGCGACTATCGACGAAATAGATTTCACACAGATAACAGCGCAGTTCGAACAGTTCTTCACAAATTACGAACTGACAGTCGCAGAAAGGTTCGAAGCCTTCAATGATTACATTGAATTATTAAAGCAGAACGGCGACACAGAATATCAGTCCCTTTTGACAGAGTTTCAGACATTAGCCGCCGCATATCAGCAGCAGTTCACGGATCTATATGACGAAATGGAAAACCTGATCGACGGGGCCACGGCTGCACACTTGCAACTTGAAATCGACGACGCGAACGAATCCATGTTTAATCGATATTACGGCCTTATCAATTCCCAGGCAAATATCATCAAAGAGAACGGAAGAACGGTCCGCGTCGAAGCTGCAAACAATGAAGCGGCAGTCACAACAACCTTCGCGTCGGATCCACAGGCCGGGACAAAGACGATCAATTCCCTGGTCGTTCCTGTCAACGGTCAGTATCAATATCGCAAGGTCACAGTTATAACATATATGACCGACAGAACCGTCGTTCAGAATACCTACACAAGAGAATTAAAAGATTGAAAGGAGTAAAAGCGCATGATTGACGAATCGGCTGTCTACATCGTAGACGAAACAACGGAGAACATCAAAAAGTTATTAGAAGAGGGAACAGCAGGATCCGGGATTCCGCCTGCGAATCTTTCGATCATGTCAGCGGCAGCAGGCGATCAGAAAGTGAACCTGAAGTTCGCAGTTCCGGCAGAAACAATCATCGACGGCCAGGTCGTACAGACAACGGCCGGAATCATCGTCAGAAGAAAAGAAGGATCCGCGCCGGAGAGTATCACGGACGGCGATCTTGTTGTTGATTGCGGTCCTTCAGACTATGCGGAAACAGCCTTCGAAGATACGGGCCTGGAAAACGACACAGAATATTTTTATCGTTTCTTCCCCTATTCGGATCATAACGTCTACAACAAAAACGCCGCGAACATCATTTCGGCGTCTCCGAAGGAATATATTCTTTACGGATTTTATATCGATCCGAATGATTCGAACCCTGCGACACGCGTTCATTATACCGACATGGCCGAAGGCATGACCCCGGCAAAAATGAACTTCACAACAGGACAGTTTGATCCCGGTTCATGGGACGAATCTGTTTTCTTCAGGGTAAATAATAGGCCTTACATGGTAAAGTTTGACGGGACTATCGACTACGAACTGGATCCGAACGACTACACAAGGAAGGCTGACGGATCAGGATCTTCAGCGGTAAGCGATACGGCATATGCCGGAAACGCTATGGCAAGATTCGACACAGTATGGTTATACCAGTACAAGGACAATCAGGGCCGCTTCAACTGTAAGATCTGCAATATCCAGTTAGACAGCAATTATCACGCCTACGCCCACGAAAGAGAAGACGGAACAATCATGGATTATATCTTCCTTTCAATGTTTGAAGGTTCCCTGATCTCTTCAAAGGTCAGATCCTTGAAGGGTCAGTCCGTAATGAACACGCAGACAGGCGCGAACGAATTGACCTACGCAAAGGCGAACGGTTCCTTGTGGTCAACAAGATCCTGGGCACACAGAAACCTTGTGAATATGCTTCTTATACTCATGGGAAGATCCACAGATACACAGGGAACATTCGGCCAGGGACACGATTCCGGCGGATCGCAGGCTTCACACCTTACACAGACAGGAACCCTTTACAACAAGGGCGCCTTCTACGGAACAAACACAAACGCGGTTATGAAGGTATTTCATATCGAAAACTGGTGGGGTAACGCCTGGGAGAGAATCGAAGGCCTTGTCACAGACGCAAACAAACAGATCCTCGTCAAGATGAAGAAGCCATATAACACGACAGGATCAGGATATACCGCAACAGGAATAACACCGGGCGGAACTTCAGGCGGATATATATCGGCCGCAGACATGAAGGAATACGGCGGATATCTGCCGAAGACAGCTTCAGGAAGCAGTTCAACATATGACTGCGACGGTCTATGGTTCGCCGCTTCTTGTTACGCGGTCGTCGGGGGCCGCTGCAGCTACGGGGCGC